TTAGCGACCTATCAACGGAATAAACTTCATCATGAAGCGCGAACCCATTGCGGAGAATATGGTGTTCAGCGCCTCAGGCACACCAAAGAACGCCAGAGCCGAACGCACATCACCAGGGATCGAACCGTATTGAGCCTGAATGTACTGAGATATGCGCAACTGCCCTGCTATCTCGTTAAATGCCTTGTACGCAACTTCAAACGTAAACAGCTTGAACTCAAGCCAGCCGTTGAACGCCATTTTTGTCAGCAGGACAAGAAAGTCCTTACAGAAGTCATAGACCCCCTGATACATGAAATCCCAAATACTTTGAAACCACTGAATAATGTCGGAAAGAAAAGGAATATCCATGTTAGTCCCTCATGACAATAAACGCCGAGATAATCAACGCCATAAGCTGTAGCGCAATTGCAACTTGAGAAAGCGAGTCGCGATAGTCCTCAAGGCAGAAGCTATAGCTCATACCCAATGCGCTAATGGTTTTACAAGGCAAGGAGCCGCCACCCGAAGAAAGCCGAATATCAAAGACATTCTTAAGCGAACTTTTGAACTTTTCAGAAAGCTCTTTAAAGCCCCCCTGGCTTTCAATAACTTTCTTGCTCCACTCTTCAATTGGTTTATCAAACGATCCCTGTTTAGGTCGCTTCAGCCCCTCACCCTTGCCACCACCATCGCCGTCAGAGCCGCCACCGCTGCCGCCAGAGCCCGAACCATCACCGCCGTTGCCATCGCCACCCGTTGAGCCGCAATCGCTGCCTACATGGCCTTGGCAGGGGTTATTGCCGCCACCACCGCCACCGCCACCGCCGCCTCCACCGTCGCCACCAGGGGGATTAGAGCCACCATCACCGCCAGGAGGTTTCGTACCACCATCACCGCCAGGAGGACTACCGCCGCCATTGTCTCCACCGTCACCACTAGGGGGCGGACCATCACCTGGACCAACATCACAACCGAATGCACACGAACCATTCGACGTAAAGAAGTTTCCAGTGAACGAGCCAACAGCCGTGCAATACGTCGCACCGGCCTGCCCTTCCCCAGGACTTATACAGCTATGAACCGAGCTAATCGCAATCTCGCACCCGAGGTAATTGATGAAGCGGGAAATCGGTGCTTGGTGGCCGCCTTTTTCATAGAGCGAGCCAGCCAGAATCTTGCACTTATTCTCCTTACACTCACCTGCCTCTTTATCGAACTCAGTACCTTCCGGGCAGCTATCGCCTTTCAAATAAACAGTCGTATTAAAAAGAATCCAATCACCAGAGCGAACTATGCAATAGAAAACCTTGCCCGCCTCACTTGGATTTGGCGAAGGTTCCATAACAAAAACCCGCCCTGGATCGCGAGATATACCAGTAAAGTAAAGATCACAACCAGCCGAAGGCGACGAAACTTTCTTGCCGTGAGAACTAAGCCACCAATAATAATATTCGGCATGAGCAGCCGAACCAAATAACAACGCAATAATCAACAATATGAACCGAGGCATAAAAAAGGGGCCTCTCGGCCCCTCCTCCTGATCAAATATATTGGCCGCACTTGTATCCTGTGACGAACGCACCGGCCGCGAGTGCGCCCAAGAGCATTGACCAGATCACGGCATCAGCCCGACTTACGCAACAGCGCAATGATGGTGCCGACGATAGCCAGGACAACCACGATACCGATGATGGTCGAACCCATATCGCCGGCCTGAGCCTTGCCGGAAGCGATATCGGCCTTCGCGGCGGTAACGTCGATCAGATCGGCTGCGGTCGCGGCATGCGAACCCAGGGCACCCAGGCCCAGGAGGACCACATTGCGCGGAGCAGCACCGAACTTGGAACCGAACTTGCGAACAGCATTCATTGCTTTCATGTATTACCCCTTTGCTTTGCGAATGATAGAAGCTAAAGCCCCGACAATGAGGCCAACAACGAACAGCGAGATAACGGAGTTAAAACCGGTCCACCATCCCTCGCTGCTATACCCCGACAGCATGAACTCAATATAAGGTTCAGCCTCAGCAGGTAATAAGACACCCTGTTTCCACTCAACTTGCGAGCAAGATAGAAGCCCTTCCGGGTTTGTCGCCCAGGACTTGCACACTTGCACGGAAACAAGGTTTGACATTTATCAGCCCGCCGCTTGAGCAGTGGCTTTTTGCAACGGTTTCACGCCGCAAATACGATTGCGCTGCATGTTTCGCGGGTCGGGCTCGAACTCGAAATTCACCGACGACAGCGGTTCAACGCGCTGGAACTGGCTCACCGCTTCCGGCGCGATCGGCAGGTTTTGCGGCTCCAGGCCGAGGGCAAACTTGCGATCGGGCCGAGTCGATTGCGTCGCATCGACAGCAAAGTGAACGACCGAAATGTCGTAGGGGTTGCCGGTCTTTTTCGAGGTTCCGGCGTCACGAGTCAGGCCGAGATAGACGAAGGGCATTAGGGTTTCCTCTTGCGGATATACGGGCGATTTGTGCGCCCTGGACTGTGCTGAGGGATTGCGCCCAGCAGCGGGTTTCTACGGGCCGTGACGAACGCACGGCGCACGCGTTGCGAGTCGGTACGGGTCGCCGACTCGGTGGCAAGCACGTGGCGCATAAGCCGGCTCAGTAGGTCCGGCGAGTCGATGCCGGCATCGAGCAGCTCCAGCTCCAGGGTCGAGCGCAGAGACAGGTACGACTGGCGGTTGATCTCGATGGCCATCAGGACCACCCGAACACGTCGCCGACCCACGGCGTGCCCTTTTCGTTAGAGATCGTGGACCAGACCTTTTCGGGCTTGCCGCCCTGCTCTTTGTGCTGCTCCAGGGCCTGGAGCGTGGCCGCGACCTGCTGCTGCAACACGGACTGATTCACCGCCGCCCTCACCTGCTGGCGAAGCTGAATCGTCCGGTATTGGCTGGCCGACAGGCCGTCGCCCTGGAAACTGACCGTTCTCACTGGCGCCCCCTCCTAGGCTCATCGAGCCAGCACAAAAAACGCCGGAAGAACGCGAAGAACAACGCAAGGAACGCCACCAGGGCGCAGACGGCAACAACCATGGCCAGCACCGGGAACGCAGCGCAAAACTCGAAAATGGCGGCGACAATGGGTGTCAACATCGCGAACAGGGCGATAAAGACAACCCAACCCAGCAGAAACCGCAGAGGCGCTTTCATATCAGGCCACCAACCGCAGATGGCGCGGCACGTCCGGACGCCGGTAGAAGCTCGGCGCGGGCACGTCGAAGGTGCGGGAGACTTCGCGCACGTTGTGAATGAAGAACATGTGCCGCGACGCGTCGAAAGGCAGCTTGATGTCGAAGCCGATAGCCCGAAGACGGGCGCGATGCGTTTTCACGGCAGACTTGTTGAAATCGAACGTCTTGCCGTTCATCCACTCCATCGCGTAAGTCGCAGTACGCCCAGCCGCCTGCATGGAATCGCAGACGCCTACACGCATCAATTCTTCGGAAATGCTGGCAATGTCATGTGCGGTCAGGGTCATTTTGTCGCCCACCTTCAAAAATTCGCCTAGGTGATCCCAGATGCGCTGTTCGTCGAACAGGCCCCAATGGCAGAGGCAATCCCTCTTCAGCAGCTCGCTCTTGAGCTTGATTTCAGCGCGGACAACTCCAACGTCTACGCACCAGTCGCGCACCTGGCTGACGTAGCGATACTCCTCAGACTCAGCGCCGTAACGCCGTAGAACCTTCGGCAGCAAGTGACGGGTCAGTTCCAGCCCCTTGTTGTAGTAACCCGGATACACCAGGCGACCGGCCTTCTCTCCCCCGCTGGGCGTCCACACAACGGTGCCGCCGTCCGGGTACAGGTAGCCGATGGAGTTCCGAAAGCGCTGGCTCGACAGAGCCCGCAGATATGCCGACTCGTTGCCCTTCCCTACGAAGAGATTCCGGGTCGCATCGATCCGAGTGAAAGTGAACCCGTCCACCACCGCCGAACCGTCCTGCAGACGATCAAGCCGGGTGCAGCGGGTGAGCGGCGGAAGACCGATTTCCGGTGCGGTCAAGATCGAATTGATAACGGCCATGTTGTCCGCGAGCGTGGTCAGGCCGTAGAGGTTGTCCAGGCGGTTGACGCGGCTCGCATTGCCGTCGACGTACACCCGGCGCCCTGCCACCTGAATGCGAAACTTCGTGCTGTAGCTACCCTCGGCATGAAATGCCGGGCACGACTGGCTCAGCACCTCGTTGGTCTCCGAGTCGACATTCAGTCGAATGACCTTGCCCACCTGCGGAATGTCGAACGGGAAATCCTGATAGCCGGATATCCAGTCGTAGAACATTGGCGAACCTTGGTCATTGGAAACGGTCATGGGATGCATGCACACACGTTACATTTGCGCGAAATGTAGACGCGCACATGCACACACGTCAACACTTATAACTTGCACACACGAATATGTGTAGAGGTGTTCACCGAATGAGAGACCACATGCCAACAAACATCCGACTGACCCAGGCCGAACAAGAAGCGCTGAGAAAGAAGGCCGTGGAGGTCAACAAAGAGCTAGTGAAGCGCGGGCTCCAGCCACTGAAAGACTCAGAAATCGTGCACGCCTTCCTCGAACACGCCATCAGCAGCCTGGAGGTATCCGCCTCTGGGAAACTGGTAATTCACATAGAGTGAAACCGGCTCCACCCACCGGCGCAGAAGGGCTCACCGACGGAAAAGAAGGGCCTGGAGCGACTGGTAAGTATGGAGTTTCATACCAAAGTGGGGGTGTTACCGGCCTTCTCTCCCCCGCTGGGCGTCCACACAACGGTGCCGCCGTCCGGGTACAGGTAGCCGATGGAGTTCCGAAAGCGCTGGCTCGACAGAGCCCGCAGATATGCCGACTCGTTGCCCTTCCCTACGAAGAGATTCCGGGTCGCATCGATCCGAGTGAAAGTGAACCCGTCCACCACCGCCGAACCGTCCTGCAGACGATCAAGCCGGGTGCAGCGGGTGAGCGGCGGAAGACCGATTTCCGGTGCGGTCAAGATCGAATTGATAACGGCCATGTTGTCCGCGAGCGTGGTCAGGCCGTAGAGGTTGTCCAGGCGGTTGACGCGGCTCGCATTGCCGTCGACGTACACCCGGCGCCCTGCCACCTGAATGCGAAACTTCGTGCTGTAGCTACCCTCGGCATGAAATGCCGGGCACGACTGGCTCAGCACCTCGTTGGTCTCCGAGTCGACATTCAGTCGAATGACCTTGCCCACCTGCGGAATGTCGAACGGGAAATCCTGATAGCCGGATATCCAGTCGTAGAACATTGGCGAACCTTGGTCATTGGAAACGGTCATGGGATGCATGCACACACGTTACATTTGCGCGAAATGTAGACGCGCACATGCACACACGTCAACACTTATAACTTGCACACACGAATATGTGTAGAGGTGTTCACCGAATGAGAGACCACATGCCAACAAACATCCGACTGACCCAGGCCGAACAAGAAGCGCTGAGAAAGAAGGCCGTGGAGGTCAACAAAGAGCTAGTGAAGCGCGGGCTCCAGCCACTGAAAGACTCAGAAATCGTGCACGCCTTCCTCGAACACGCCATCAGCAGCCTGGAGGTATCCGCCTCTGGGAAACTGGTAATTCACATAGAGTGAAACCGGCTCCACCCACCGGCGCAGAAGGGCTCACCGACGGAAAAGAAGGGCCTGGAGCGACTGGTAAGTATGGAGTTTCATACCAAAGTGGGGGTGTTACAGCACCCCCACCCCTCCGGGGCCAGTTCCGAGCCCCAAGAGCAATGTCTCCGACGGCCAGGGTTGCACCCTGGACGGCAAACAAGATCGTAGGGCGCTGCCCTACAACCCGCTCTTGCCGCCGAGGGCTCAGGAGGCAGGGACGGAAGAGCTGTCCCTCCCTCCCGAGCTGAGGCTGTTTCAGGGGGAGTTACGTCAAGTGTTCGCTTCGCCCGTGCTTCCGTTCGCCGGATCGGTGAAGCTGATCCGACGAGCCGGGAGCGCGGCACCTGACTAGGGAAAGTTCGGAGGGGCGTTCAGCCCTGGAGAAGATCGCCTTGGGCGACGTGGTCAAGCAGCGAAGAGGCAGAGGCGCGGGCGTTGTCGATGATCTGCTGCTGGACGTTGCACCGGGTCTGCAACCTCGCCAGTTCATCCATGGCTTGCTTGAGCTGATAGGTCAGCGACCCGTACCGCTCAGCGGCGAACCGATAGGCACCGGCAGCCGTGGTCGCACCGGTCTGCTCCTTGAGTTTCTCTACGAAGTCGGGGGATTCATCGGGGAGTTTGACAAGCAT